TCACTCGGAGAAGCGCTGCAACACGTCGCTGACGTCCGGCGCCAGATCGGCCGTCTCGACGTAGTGACGGGTCGTGATCCGGTGTGAGCTGTGTCCCAGCTGCGCCGCCGCATCCCCGGTGCCGCGCTCACGATCGACCATCGTGCCGACCGTCTTGCGGAACGTGTGCGGCGACACCCACTTCCACGCGACGTTCCGCTCGCGGAAGTTCCGCCACTGCCGCTCGACCGTCGTCACCTCCCGCAGCCCACCCTGCGCGGTCGGGAAGACGACGTCCCACGGTCCCGCCGGCAGCCCGTTCACCGAGCGGGCAAGCAGCAGCGCGACGGCGAACTGGGGGAGCACCAGACGGCGAACCTTGCGGCCCTTCGTGGTGTCCTGCCTTGTCAGCCCCTGGCCCTTCACGCGGACGATCGTTCCCGTGATCGCGACCGTGCCAGCCTCCAGGTCGATGTCCGACCAGCGCAGCGCGAGCACCTCCCCGATGCGCGCGCCCGTGGCCAGCATGACGTCGACCAGAGCCGGTAGATCGGCCCGTACCGCGCGCTTGTCGACTAGCAGTGCTGCCCGCAGCGCCTTCACCTCGTCGGGGCTCAGAGCGCGCACCTCGCGCTGCTCGGACTCGATGGGCGAGACGTCGCGCAGGGGGTTCGACGGCGCGGCGTTGTGCCGAACGGCGAGCGTCAGCATGCCGGACAGCACCGACTTGCAGAGCTTTGCCGTCGCTGCGCCCTTCTCGTCAGTGACACGGCGCAGGTAGCGATCCATGGCCGCGACCGTGCACTCGCGCACGAGCAGGCTGCCGATGCCGGGCACGACCTGCTTCTCGACGATGTCGCGGTAGCGCTGACGGGTGTTTGTCGAGCGGGACGACCCGTCGATCTCCGTCCGCAGCCAGTAGTCACCGAGCGCGGACAGGCGGGTCATCGGGGTGATGTCTGCCCCGGTCTGCGCCGCCCGGTCCGTCATCGCGACGACGAGCGCCCGCTCCGCAGCGGCACCCGACCTGCCCCACGCCTCGACCTTCCGCGTGACACCGTCGTCGTCACGGAACCGAGCGCGGGCGACCCATCGGCCCGCGTCCGCCTTCGTCCTCGAGATCCGGCCCCACGTCCCGACCGGCAGCGGCTTACGGGGCATCGAGCCCAGCCTCCCTGAGGCGTCGCTTCTGAACTTCCGGGATCTCGCCGTGGAGACGGTTCATCTGCTCGACGAACTCGGGTGTGAACAAGGGCTCCACATCCGAAAGAACGTCCTGCGGGGGCTTCATCTCAGGAGGACCTGCGACGCCTTCGACGCGGTACGGCATGTCACGGTCGACCTTGTCGAAGTCCACAAAGTCGACTGAGGTGGAGAGCCGCTTCTCAAGTAGCCGGATGGCACCACTCTCGAAGATCTCGCCCACGAGGCCCTCGATGCTGTCCTCGTCCCCATCGACCGCATCGGGATAGTAGGAGAGCCACTCGTCTAGGTACGTGGGGTGCTGCTCCTCCGGGGTGAAGTGGGGCGGAACGGTCCGCGGATCATCCATCCAGTCGCGGACCTGTCGGCGCGCGTCGACCATGAGTTGAGCAGCCTCATCGCCGAGACCAAAGGACTCGAGGATCGCTTGCAACTCGCGGTAGGCGCCAGTGACGATCCCTTCAGTTACGAACTGCACCAACCCGACGGCGTCTACTCCATGCACGCGGTATGGTCCACGGCCGCCATCCCGGATCTCCTCCAGGAGGCGGATCACCCGCGCCCGGATGTTTGCATGCCAGGCAGCGCGTACAGCTCGGATGTACCGGCTCCTCGCTTCGATCTCGCCCTGGTCAGCACTCATCCGGAGTTGGGCGATGAAGTCGTGCGGGGCTAGCAGTTCGGCGATGTCGGCATCGAGTTCACGAGCTACAGCCTCCGCCTCAGCGAGGCGAACTGGACGCTGACCGGCCTCCACCTTCGAAAGCGTGCCTTGCGACCAGCGGACGCCAGAATCGCGGAGCGACGAGGCGAGTTCTGCCTGACTCAGTCCTTGGGCGGAGCGCAACTGCGCGATCCGCCTCCCGATCATCACATCTCGTTCGTCCACATCGGTACCGTATCGCGTTTCGCGCTTGCGCGTCATCTCAGGACGTGATTATCTGGTTCTGCGATCGCATCCCATCGCGAGGACGAATGAGAGGAGGGGTCTGTGAGTGCGAACACCACAGCGCCTCGGCTGATCGACCCAGGACAGCTCGCCGAGCAGCTCGGTGTGCCCGTCAAGACGATCTACATCTGGCGCACGCGTGGCAAGGGTCCGCGTGGAATCCGCGTCGGAAAGCACCTGCGCTACCGACAGTCCGACATCGACGCCTGGCTCGACAGCCAGGCCGACGACCGGCCGGCGGCGTGATGACCCCGCCGACCCTGCACACGAGGAAGGCCCTCGACAACGCCGTTGCACCGGCAGCCGAGGGCCCTTCCCACCCGGACCGTTGCACCGGTCCGTCGATCGCAATTCCGACCCACATCACTGAGGAGAACCCGATGGACACCATCGTCCAGCAGGCCACCGACAACGTCAACGCAACAGCCCCGGAGCCGGGCAGCCGCGTGCGAGTGCTCGAGGACCCGTTCGCGGGGTGGCCGACCATCGCGAACGAGTCCTCGCCCCGCGCGGGCGACATCGGCGTCGTGGTGCCGCACCCCGGCAGCTTCGTCGCCGCGGCCAAGCTGACGTCCGTCCGTCTCGACCGCACAGGCAAGATCTGGACCTTCGTGAACGACTCCGTCAGCGAGGTCGCACAGTGAGCGCCGCGCTCGAGGTCTGCCGGCGGTGCAGCTACACCTTCTGCCCGCGGCACGTCGAGCACCGCATCGGCTACAAGCGCAACCCGCAGTTCTTGGCGCCGACGTCCTGCCCAATCGCGCGCTGGCTCTGGCACCAGGAGCGTCCCAGCCTCAGCTCACACGGCAGGACGAAGGGGGCTCTCGGATGAGCAAGCGCTACATCGCGAGGGACGCGCGGGACGAGACCGCGAGCAAGGCGATCGCGAACGCCGACCGAGGACGCGGGATCAAGTTCCACGCCTCCGGCCCGACGTCGCGTGAGACGTGCGTCGTCGACGGCGGGTCCCTGCCCACCCGGTTCTGCCCGAAGTGCAGTCCGGAGAACGACCCCGAGGAGCGCATCGTGCGCTTCATCGAGCGTCGGGAGAACCAGAGGGGTGATCGCTGGTGAGCAACGACCCGATCGACGACGCACTCGCCGAGATCGACCTCCTCGCCGTCGCCGAGGCCGTCGGCGTCTACCGCGGCGGGCCCATCGAACTCGGCCCCGACGACCCCGCCATCCCCGACACCGAGGCCCAGCGCGAGCGGCGCCGGTACCTCGCTCGCCAGAAGGCCCGGCACATCGACCGCAACCGCCGATCCACCCGAGCCCTCGACGACGTCATCTGCAACACCGACCGCGAGAAGACCTTCGGCCAGGTCCGCGACCTCATCGGCCGACTCCTCCGCACACCCTCGCACGACGAGCTCCAGCGACGCCGTGCCGAGGCCTACCAGCAGTTCGACCGCGAGCACCCCAGGAGCACCAAGTGATCACGAACGCCCCGACCCCCGCCGACAACGACGACCGCGTCGTGGTCTCCACGGCCACGCTCGTCGCCCTCGACGTCGACGTCGACACCTTCATCGACATCCCGCTCGAGGCGAGCATCCTGCCCGGCATCGGGCAGCAGGTCCGGATCGGGAACCTCGCCATCGACGAACGCGGCGCACGCTCCCTCGGGCTCGCACTGCTCAACTTCGCCGACCGACTGAACCCCGAGCGGACCGAGACCCAGACCATCCGCACGTCCTGACCTCCCTGCCCTCGGGCCGGTAGTACGGGTCCCCGTACTACCGGCCCGAGGCGTACCAGGCCCCGCAGACCAAGGCCCAGGAGGCGCCCGACGTGACCGACACCATCGACATCGACGAGCGAGCCCACCAGCTCCTCGCGAGCCTTCGCACCGGCGACTGGCTCGACCAACAGGTCTTCCCAGCACGGCGCTGGGCGGTACCCGGCGTCATCCCTGAAGGGTTCGGCCTCCTCGTCGGATCCCCAAAGCTCGGCAAGTCGTGGCTCGCCCTCGGCGTCGGGCTGTCCGTCGCCGTCGGCGGCAAGGCATTCGGGCACGTCGACGTCGGCCCCGCCCGACCCGTGCTCTACCTCGCGCTCGAAGACGGGGACCGACGCCTGCAGTCCAGGTGCCGCACCCTGCTCGCCGGCGAACCCATCCCCGCGAACCTCACCTACGCCACCAAGTGCCCCACGAACGACGTCGTCGCCCTCATCGACGCGTGGCTCGCCCAGCACGGCGACCAGAACCCGCTCGTCATGCTCGACACACTCGGTAAGGTCACCCCGCCCGCGCTGCCCGGCGAGTCCGCCTACGCCCGCGACTACCGCGTCGGTGGACACCTCAAGAACCTCACCGACCGGTACCCCGGCACCACGCTCCTCGTCGTCCATCACACGAGGAAGGGCGCTGGCGACGACTGGATGGACTCCACGTCCGGCACGCAGGGACTCAACGGGTCCGCCGACTTCACGATCGCGCTCACCAGGGCCCGCAACGACGAGCAGGCCGTGCTCAAGGTCACCGGCCGTGACGTCCGCGAGAACGAGTACGCCATGACCGTCACCGACGGCGCGTGGGCCCTCGTCGGGCGCACCCTCGACGAGGCCGCAGACGAGGCCCGCACCATGCGCACCACCGCCGGCGTCGGCGACGACATGGCCCGCGTCGTCGAGCTCGTGAACAACAGCCCGAACGGCGTCCGAGCAGCAGACGTCGCACACGCCCTCGGCATCGACTCCGCCAAGGCCAGGCAGTACCTCCACCGTGCAGGCGACGCCGGCCGGATCCAGAAGAAGGACCGCGGACTCTACGTGAGTGTCACAAGTGTCACGTTGTCACGTTTCGAAGACCCACCGCCCGCCCAGCGTGACACTCGTGACACATGTGACACCTACGGAGACGTGGCATGACCGACTCCATCGCGATCGTCGACGTCCCCGGCCTACTGATCTGGCTCGACCTGCCCGACGACGAGGAGGACTCGTGAGCAGCCACCGCCGCCGACCCAACCACCGCCCGCAGAAGGGTAAGCACCTGCGGTACGAGCCCGCGTGGGACTACGACTACGTCCACCCAGAGCCAGCCCCGGAGCAGCGATGGCAAGACGCCTGGGCCGAGACCACCCTGCGTGTCTGCGAGATGGTCTGGAACAAGCAGGCCTACCGCGTCCACCCCCTCGACCCCATCGCCCGAGACGACCTCTGGTCCTGGCTATGGGTCAGAGCCGTCGAGTTCTCCGAGAGGTTCACGCCGAAGAAGACTCATGAGGCCGAAGACCACTGGGCGGCCAGCCTCTACAGCCTCCTCGTCGCACAAGTCCGCTGGCACTGGGCCGAGTACCACGGTCTGCGCGCCGTCCGAAACGAAGACGGAGCACGGCGACTCGTCCCGACCGACTCCATCGACCAGCTCCTCGAACGAGCATCCAGCGGGCCGTCGATGCACCACGTCGCAGCGCGCATGAGCCAAGGATCCCTGTCCACCTACCGCCCGATCAGCCCCGAGCAGTTCGTGCTGATGCTCGAGCTCGCTGAGGAGACCCAGGGGCCCGAGACGTACACCCCCAAGGCCCCCGACCTCTGCATCGAAGACGGGTGCGCAGAGCCTGCACGAAGAGGTGGTGCCGGCCGCTGTGCCCGGCACTACTCCGCTCACCGCAGGCTCTGGGCGATGGATCACACCACCTGTCTAGAGGAAGGCTGTGACCTGCCGCAGTTCTCCAAGGGCCGGTGCCCGACCCACTACAAGGCGGCACACCGCGAAGACCCAACCCGGCCCCGATGCATCGAGCCTGGGTGCGACCGGTCCGTCGACTCACGTGGCCTGTGCAACACACACCTCGCGCAGTGGAGGCGCGCCGGCAAGGAACTACCGCCTGCGCGCCAGCGCACCGACACATGCACCGTCGAGGGCTGCACGAACTCGACCAGTGGCGCCAAGATCTGCGGCACCCACCGATACCGCCTCAAGAAGTACGGAACGACGGACCTGCCTCCGAAGCGAGGAGCAGCATGACCGCGTGGTCCGGGGACACCGTTCGCAAAGCCAGAGTCCGATGGAAGGAACGCCTCCCACTCCCGTGCTGGCACTGCAAGAGCCCTGTCATCCCCGAACACCCGTGGGTGGTCGAGCACATCACCCCGAGATCCCTCGGCGGCGATGTCACTGACGTCAGCAACCAGTGGGTCAGCCACCGCATCTGCTCAGACCGCTCAGGATCCAAGGTCGCAGCAGCCCGACGACCAACACGGCCCAGCAAGACCAGGCTCGAGGAAAGGACCATCCCGTGGTGAACAAGAAGCGACACCCCTGGGCCTGGGCGCTCGGCATCCTCGGTGCTCTCGCCCTCGCCTACGGGCTCTGGATCCTTGCCGAGTTCGACGACTACGAGCGCAACCAGCAGCGCATCGAACGACAGCAAGACGACGACGCGATGTCCGTTTTGAGCCAGGCGGCACAACCCACGAGCTCTGTCCCCTCCGGTTGTGCGCGTGAGGCGCGGTCGTGATGGCGGCGCCGCGGTTCCTCTCTGAGGCGCCGGCGGGGACGGACATCACGGCGCCGGAGTTGGGCGCGATGATGCTGGGTTTGCCGCTGTTCGAGCAGGGTCGTCACGTGGCTCGTGTGCTGGAGGCGAGGCGGGGCGGGGAGGCTGCGTTCAAGCAGGTGACGGTGCAGCTGCCGCGTCGTGCGACGAAGACGACGAGCATCTGGGCGACGATCCTGGGTCGGGCTGCGACGCGTGAGGGCTACCGGTGTGTGGTGACGGCACAGCGCGGCACGGTGGCGTCGCGGATCCTGCTCGAGCACGGGGAGATGCTGCTGCGCAACGGGGAGGCGGTGGAATCCCGGGAGGCCCGCGGGGATACGTCGCGGCCGGTCCTGTTCCGTTCGGGCGGGCGTGAGCACATCGACTTCCCGAACGGGTCGCGCATCTGGGTCGTGCCGCCCGAGGCAGGTGCGGTGCGCTCGGCCGCCGCGGACGACGTCGTGATCGACGAGGCCGGGGAGTTCGAGGGCGACAAGGGGCGGGACTTCCTGCTGGGTGTGCTGCCGCTGATGGACACGAAGGGCCCGCTGGCGCAGCTGATCATCGCGGGCACGCCGGGCAAGCTGCGGTCGGGCATGTTCTGGGAGTCGCTGGAGGAGGCGCGTGCGGGCGCGGACGATGAGCTGGGGATCGTGGACTACTCGGCGTCGGATGCGGACGACCCGGAGGACCGGGCGGTGTGGGAGCGGGTGCACCCGGGCCCGTCGAGCCTGCTGCCGGACGGTCGCGCTCTGACCCCGATGCGGGTCCTCGAGCGGAGGTACGAGAAGCTCGGGCCGGTCGGGTTCGCCCGCGAGTACCTGTGCCTGTGGCCGTTGGACGCGTCGGTCAGCGCGATCGACATGGCGGCGTGGGATGAGCACACGGTCCCGATGGAGGGGCTGCCGGAGCGGTTCGGCCTGGCGTACGACGTGGCCCCGGACGGGTCGTCAGCGGCCCTGTGCGCGGCGTGGCGGGACGAGGACGGCGTGGCCCGGCTCGGCGTCGTGGCGTACGAGATGGGCGTGTCCTGGCTCGCGCAGCGGGCGCACGCCGTGGCGAAGAAGCACCGGGTGCCGGTGCGGTACGACGGGATCGGCGCGAACCACGGGCCGGCGCAGGAGATCGAGCGGCTGCGTGGGGTGACGACGACGGTCGGGTACGCGAAGGACGCGATGGCGGCGGCGCAGCTGCTGGTGTCGAGCCTGGCGGACGGGAAGCTGGCGCCGTTCGACCAGGTGTCGCTGCGCGCGGCGGCGGACGGTGCGGCGTGGCGTCAGACCGAGGGCGGCCGGTTGTTCGCGAGGAAGGCGTCGGCGGGTGACGTGACCCCACTCGTGGCTGCGTCGTTGGCGTTGCTGCAGTTCGACCAGATGCCGGCGCGTCAGCCGCAGCGGATCGTGACGTCTCGAAGAATCTGACACTCCGTCAGTATCGACGTGACACGAGACGTCCGATCCGTCAGAATAGTTGTGTGGGGTTGCTGTCGAGGCTGCGGGGCGCCACCGCCATGAGCGGTGGCGCCCCGTTGGCGACGCGTTCGATCGCTTCCCCGTGGTCGACGAGCGGGAACATGGCGCAGGTCGTGTGGCACGACATGTTCGGCGGCCCGGAGATCCGGGTCTCGCGTGCTGAGGCCATGCGCGTTCCTGCGGTCGTCAAGGGTCGCTCGCTCATCGTGGGGACCCTGTCACGCCAGCCGCTCAAGGCGTACCGGCACGACGAGCCGATGGCGACGCAGCCGGCGTGGCTGTACCGGACGAACACGGCGCAGTCCCCGCAGGCGCGCCTGCTCTGGACGCTGGACGATCTGATCTTCGAGGGCTGCTCGCTGTGGGCCGTGGAGCGCGGCGAGGCCGGGCAGATCGTCGATGCGACGCGGGTGCCGTTCGAGTGGTGGGAGATCACCCCGGACCTCGTCATCCTCGTGCAGGGCCAGCCCGTGGACGCGGCCGAGGTCATCTACTTCGAGGGCCCGCAGGACGGGCTGCTGACGATCGCGGCGGACGACATCCGTGCGTCGCGCAACATGACGCGGGCGTGGTCGGCGCGAGTGGAGACCCCGGCGCCGCTGGTCGTGCTCAAGCAGACCGAGGACATCCAGCTCAACGACGACGAGGTCGCCGAGCTCGTCGCGTCGTACGACGAGGCTCGCCGGTCGGGCAACGCGACCGCGTTCCTGCCCAAGGGCATCGACGCGGACGTGCTCGGGCAGACGGACTCGGACCTGTTCACCTCGGGCCGCAACATGTCCCGCCTGGACATCGCGAACTACCTCGGCCTGCCGGCGGCCCTGCTCGAGGGTTCGACGTCCACGGCGTCCCTGACGTATTCGACGAAGGCCGACTCCCGGAACGAGCTCGTCGACTACTCGCTCTCGTACTGGGCCGCGCCGATCGAGGCGCGGCTCTCTCTCGACGATGTCGTCCCGCGAGGGCAGCGCGTCGCGTTCGACCTGACGTGGCTCGCGACTCCGACGCAGCCCACGACCGCCCCCGCGACGGAGGACTGACCATGACGAGCATCCAGGCAGCGGGGACGCTGCTCACCGCGAACGCCGAGGACCGGGTCCTGGAATACCTGCTCCTGCCGTTCGGCGAGCAGGGCCGCACGTCGGCCGGCCGTGTGACGGCGTCCAAGGGTGTGCTCAGCATCCCCGAGCAGATCGTCGGCAACCTGCAGCACGACCGCACGCGCCCCGTCGCGAAGTCGGTCCGCATCGTCGAGGAGGACCGCGGCATCGTCGCGGCGTTCCGCGTCGCGAACACGACCGCGGGGAGCGACCTGCTCGCCGAGGCGGCCGAGGGTCTGCGCACCGGGATCAGCGTGGAGATCGACGACCCCGTGATCCGTGGCGGCGCGCTCGTCGCCGGGGCGCTGTCCGGCGCCGGGTTCGTCACGACCCCGGCGTTCCCGTCCGCGCAGCTCGTCGCGGAGGACGCGGGCGAGCTCCCGCCGACCGAGGACGTCCTTCCCGCGGACGCCACCAAGACCGTGACCGAGGCGCTCAAGCGGGCGCTGGAGGTCATCACCGAGAACACCGACGACAAGGAAGAGGAGGCCGACGTGCCTGCTACCGAGGAGGCGGCGCTCACCGCCGCTCGCACGACCACGCCGGCCACCGTCCCCGCCGGGACGCTCACGGCCGCACGCAAGCCCGAGATGACCTCGGGTGACGCGTTCAAGGCCCTGGCGCAGGGCTACAAGTCGAACCGGCTCGAGGCCGCGCTCGCGAACGTCACGCACGACGACGGGGACAACGACGGTGACGGGCTCGGCGAGATCGCCGCGGCCCCGGCGTGGCTGGGCGAGGTGTGGCGCAAGGCGCCGTACGTGCGCCGGTTCATCCCGCTCGTCGCCTCTGGTGCGATCACGAACTGGCGCATGACCGGGTTCAAGTACGTCACGACCCCGACCGTCGCCCCCTACGCCGGCAACAAGACGGAGATCCCCTCGCAGGGCATCACCGCCGAGCCCTACACGCTCACCCCGAAGCGGTGGGCAGTGGGCGCCGACATCGACCGCCGCTTCGTCGACTTCGGCGACCAGGCTGTCATCCAGGCGTGGTTCGAGTTCGCCGCCAACTCCTACGCGAAGGTGACCGACGAGGACCTGCTCGACTTCCTCGTCGCCTCGGCCACCGAGGAGCTCCCCGGCGACGTGCCGGCCGGGATCGACCCGGGTGTCGCGGCGATCGCGGACGGCGCGCTCGCGCTCGTCGGTGACGACCTCACCCCGACGTTCGCGATCGTCGGGACCGACCTGTACCGGTCGATCCTGCTGACCCCGCACGAGCAGGTCACCGCGTTCCTCGGCGAGACCGCCGGGTTCCGTGAGGGTGGCGTCGGCGGGTTCAAGATCCTCCCGTCGGCCGACGCCGCGCTCACGTCCAAGGTGCTGGTCGGCGACGGGTCCACGGTCCGCTACCGCGAGTTCGGTGGTGGTGCCCCGCTGCGCGTCGAGGCCGAGCACCTCAGCCATGGTGGCCGTGACGTCGCCGTGTTCGGCTACTCGGCCAACGAGCTCCTCACGGACGAGGGTCTGCGCGTCCTCGACCTGGCGGACGAGACGCCGTGACCGAGTCCCTGCCCGAGGAGGAGTGGCCTGCGACGTTCTCCGGTGCGTCGTGGGTCACCCCGCTCGAGGTCGAGGAGCTGTGGTCCGAGGCGGCCGAGCTGGAGTGGTCCGTCTTGGACCGGCTCATCAAGTCTTCGTGGGAGCAGTGCTCGGTCTTCGCCCCGGACCTCGCTGAGGGGCAGGCGGTCCCGGAGTCGTGGAAGGTCGCGCAGGTCATGCAGGCCCGTTCCACGTACCGGGCGTCGCTGACGGGGTCGAACAACCAGGTCGGTGACGACGGCATGGTCCTGACCGTCTTCCCGCTCGACTGGCAGGTCCGCCAGCTGCTGCGACCCAAGCGTGGGAGGTACGCGATCCGATGAGTGCACGCACCGAGCTCGTCACCGCGCTCAAGGCGAACCTGCCCTCGACCTACCGGGTCATCGGGTACAACCCGACGATCGACGGCGTCCCGAAGCCGACCGTCATGGTGTGGCAGACGACCCTGACCCGGGCCGACGACTTCGGCCTGCAGCGCGTGAACGTGACGTTCACGGTGTGGGTCCTCGTCGGGCAGGAGAACTCCGGGAACGCGGACAACGCCCTCGACGCCGCGCTCGAGCGGGTGCTGGCCTCGCTGCAGCCGATCGACTGGGTCGAGTGGACCACGGCCGAGCGCGGCGTGTTCGGGCCCCCGGACGGCAAGCAGTTCCACGGCTACCAAGTCACCGTCGAAGCGGTGGCCACGATCGACACCGAAGGAGCCTGACATGGCCACCATCCCCGTCTCCCCGTACTCCCTCAAGAACGCGACGTTCTCCGTCGCCGCGGACGACTACACCGCGGCGATCAACCAGGTCCGGTTCACCCCGTCCACGGCGGCGTCCACGTGGCGCGGCATCGGCGGGAACGTCATCAAGGACCAGACCATCGCGGAGTGGTCGTGCGTGGTCTCATTCCTGCAGGACCTCTCCCCGGAGAGCTTCATGCGCTACCTGCTCGACAACGACGGTGTCGTGGTCGACGCGGTGTTCGTCCCGAAGGCCGGCGGCCCGTCGATCGAGGCCACGATCGTCCTGTCCCCGGGAGACATCGGTGGCTCCTCGGACGGGAACCTCGCCGCCGCGGAGGTCACGCTCGCGGTGCAGGGCAAGCCCGAGTTCGTCGACACCCCCTGAGAGGAGTAGGCCGTGGCCTCTGGGATCGAGGCCGCGCCCTTCTCCCTGCAGGATGCGCAGTTCATCATCGGCGCAGGGACGGGCTCGGCAACCGACTACACCGGGTCCGTCTCGCACGTCATGTTCGCCCCGTCCGACATCGAGTGGCTCGACAACACGAGCATGGCCGACGCGATGAACGGCACGCGCTCGTGGGTGATGGGGCTGGTCGCCTGGTCCCTCGCGATCGAGTACCCGCAGGACTGGGTCGAGGCGTCCTCCCTGTCCCTGTACCTGGCGTTGCATGCCGGGGAGAAGCGCGACGTGCTGTTCCTGCCCAAGGCAGCCGGCGGCACTCACCAGGTGCGCGCGAACGTCATCCTCGCCCCCGGCCCCATCGGCGGGCAGGCCGGCGTCCTGCAGACCGGGATCGTCGTCATGATGGTCAACGGCAGGCCGACCATCGAGGAGATCCCCTGATGCTCCACGTCGGCGACCACAAGGAGCTGCAGGCCGTCGTCCTGGCGATGAAGGCCGCTGACCGGGACCTCAAGCGCGACATCAACCAGGCCACACGCACCACGATGAACCCGGTCTGGAAGTCCCTCGTCCAGACGAATGCGGCGCGCTCGCTGGACGGCCGCGTCATCGTCCCCGGCACCCGGATCGCTGGCGGCAACCCTCCCGCCGCGGTCGCCGCATCCTCACGCCGCAAGCTCCGTGGCGGGCTCGTCCCCGCGGAGTGGTGGTTCGCCGTCGAGTTCGGCGGCAACCACAACAAGGTCGAGACCTACTCGCGCCGCTCCCCGAAGGGCAACCGGCACCGCGTGACCCGGCACACCGCACGCCAGCTCCCACGCCGGGACCCGAACGGGCGCGTGGCCTACCCCGCGTTCGCCGAGTTCGGCCCCCGCATGGCGTCCCTGTGGGCGCAGATCGTCGTGAAGAAGTACCTGGACGCGGCCGAGGCCGCAGGGAAGGGGTGACCCGTGGCCGGTGGCTTCAAGATGGAGTTCGTCGCTGACGTCTCCAAGTTCCTGCGCGGCACGAAGGACGTCGAGTCCGCGCTCGACGACGTGTCCGACTCCCTCGACGACCTCGCGCGCGACGCGCAGAAGTCGGCCGACAAGACCGGTGAGGCGTTCGACGACGCCGGACGCAAGATCAGCGACGATGTCGAGGACGGCGCCAAGGACGCCGGCAAGTCCCTAGAGCGGGTCGGGGACGACGCGAAGGACTCCGCGAAGGAGGTCGACACCGCCGCAGAGAAGATGGAGAAGTCGTTCCGCGACGCGTTCGACGGGGCGCGCGGGGAGTCGAAGAAGGTCGGCGACGACGTCTCCACGAACACCCGTCGCGGGTTCGACGACGCGGGCAAGGCCACCGAGACGTTCAAGGAGGAGGCCAAGCAGAACCTCTCCGAGACGATCTCCTCGTTCCGCGGCGACGCCGAGGACATCCCCCAGATCTTCCAGGACGTGTTCGGTGGCGTCGCGTCCGACCTCGGGCCCGCCGGCCTCGTCGGATCCGCGCTCGCCGCGGCCGGCATCGGCATCGCCGTCGCCATGTTCCAACAGTCAGCGGAGGAGGCCGAGGCCCTCAAAGAGAAGGTCATCGACCTCGCCGATCAGCTCCACGAGGCCGACGGCGACGTCAAGGCCCTGGACTGGGGGCAGGTCTTCCGCGACTTCGGCAACGAGATCTCCGACGCGAAGTCCTGGTTCGAGCCCTGGCAGGACGCCGCGAAGACCAACTACGAGACCATCAAGGCCTACGCCGACAAGTCGGGCGTCGACTACTCCCGACTCTTCCAGGGCATGGCCGGCGACACCGACATCGCCAAGGTTGCGCTCGCCGACCTCGACGACCAGATCGCCGCCGCCGACGGGCAGATCGAGAACTACGTCGCCCGCATGCAGGACGCGACCGACAACTCCCGCGCCTGGTCCACCGCCGAGGCCGAAGGGCTCACGTCCCTGCAGGACAAGCGCGACGGCCTGCAGAAGATGCGCGATGACCTCAAGGAGAACTCCGGGCTCACCGACGAGGCCATCGAGTACGAGAAGCTCATGGCCGAGGCGTACAAAGGGTCCGCGGCCGAGGCCCGCGACCTCAACGACGCCCTCAAGGAGAAGGCCGACCTCACCGGCGACGCCATCACGTCCGAGCTCGACTACCTCGACGCGATCACCGAGACCACGGACAAGATCGCCGAGAACGGCGCGACCGTCGACAAGAACACCGAGGCCGGGCGCAACAACCTGCGCGCCCTGTCCGACCTCAAGGACAACGTCCTCGGGTACGCCGACGCCACCGAGGAAGCCACCGGCTCGACGAAGGACGCGAACGCGATCATCGCCGCCGGCCGCGAACAGTTCATCAAGCAGGCCACCGCGGCTGGCATGAGTGAAGACGCCGCGAAGGCCTACGCCGACCAGCTCGGCCTCATCCCGCGCCACGTCCCCACCGACGTCGACCTCAACGTCTCCAAGGCCGAGCGCGACCTCGCGAACTTCCTCGCCAACGCCCGCTCCCAGCAGATCCGCATCCAGGCACGAGTCGACGCGGACCCGAACTACAACCCCGCCACCGCGCCCTCGCAGATCCGCCGGGCACGCGGCGGCATCATCCCCGGCATGCCGTCGAGCACCGACAACCTGCGCGCCGACGTCGCGTCCGGCGAGTACGTCGTCAACGCCGACGCGACCGCCAAGAACCGCCAGCTCCTCGACGCCATCAACCAGGGCCGCCAACCCGTGCTCCCCGGTGGCCAGACCGGACCGACGACCGTGTCTCTCAAAGGTGCACAGATCAGCCTCAACGTCGACGGCGCGAGCTTCCGCGCCTACGTCGACGAAGTCGCCACCGGTGCATCGCAGAGGGTCAACGCTGCCGATCGCCGCGCACAGATGAACTCCCGACACACCCGCGGCCGTCTGGCCGGCGGGTAGGCCGCCAAGCACGACGACGCCGCGACACTTACCCCTGACGTGCAACGGGTTTCGTCGAGGCCGCCCATGGGTGAAGTCTGCGCACGACGTGTGACAACGGCCGGTCCGGTCTGCCATGCTGCGCATCCGACGGCGATGACGCCGGTGTTGTCGTCGCCACATCGTGATCCGGGTAACAGGCATTGCCCAGGTTGGTGTGTCACCATTCGAGAGACGGCGGGGGACTGGCGATGGGAGGCCGTGCGAAGCACACTCGGCCGGAACTTGAGGCGGTGCTCCGGTCGCTCGAGGCTCAGGGGTGGGTCGTCGAGAAGGGACGGAAGCACTTCAAGGCCAAGTGCGGCTGCTCCGACAAGCACATCAAGACCATCGCGTGCACGCCGTCGGACCCGAACTACCCGCGCAACTTGCGGGGGAAGCTCAAGCGAGATACCTGCTGGAAGGAAGGAGGGGCTTAGCGGATGAACATCGACGTGATCTGCACCTTCGAGGACGCTGCCGGCAGCGACGACCAGTTCGAGGAGTTCCTCGACTCGGTCCTGGACGAACTCGACAAGATCGGCCGAGACGACGTCGACCTCAGTGCGAGCGTCACTCAGCGCAAGGCCACGTTCACCGTGTTCGGCGCAGACGACGAGGACCCCGAGATCGACAAGTTCCTCTCCGACCTTCGCACCGCGCTGCACGCCGCGCACTGCATCACCGATGGGTGGGAGAAGGCGTCTCTCTCCGTTCGTGCGGATAGCGCAGAACTGGCAACTGCCTGAGCGGTCTCGCAACGCAGACGACGAAGGGCCCCACCGCCGAAAGCGGTGGGGGCCCTTCGTGTTGGTGGGGCGTGGGATGCTCCACCCACCACGAGCCAGAGACCCCAGGAGGACACCCATGGCCATCATCGTGAACGAAGGCACCTCGATCGAGCTCTCGTACGAGAAGGGCGAGACGTTCGTCATCGGAAACGCCGGACACCTGTTCATCCAGGACGCGGATGGGAAGTCCATCTCCGTGCACGCGCCGGGTGAGTGGAAGTCGGCGGCCGTCGTGGAAGCCGTCTGACCCACCGTTTACCCGGCGGAATCGACAGGATCGAACGGGAACCGACGGGAGCGGGGAAGTCCGCTCGGGCCCGCATCGGCGCAGGTGAGAGGCACTATCGGGCAGCCACCGGATATCGACGGGAAGCGTCGGCCTGTAATGAATAGGTCAAGGGTTCGATTCCCTTAGGCGGCTCCGACGAGGCCCGGAATCTCAACGATTCCGGGCCTCAGCCATGTCCGGGCCAGTGTGCCCGAGACGACGAGCGGCGTGTTCATCGCTGAAGACTCCCCGGGGCTCGTGACGCGGCGGCCCTGGCGGTGTGTGCGACGCGGCCCGGACTGCGTGCAACTGAGAAGAACCGCTCGCATCAGTTATCAGTTGTCGAGCAACTGATATGTTTGTTGGGGTGATGAGTGATCAGATGCGATGGCCCTCGCTCACGTTCGAAGAGCTCGAGTGGCGGTACGCCCGCGCGGGAGTGATGGGACGCGCGCCTGCACGACGGTACGCCGCAGCGATCGTTCCGCAGATCGCCACGCTGCCAGTGGAACTCCCCGGCGACCTCCTTGCCGAGGCAGACGAGGCCTCCCGGGCGATCGCGCGCTTCGACGCCGAGATGGGCGGTGAGCTCGCACCCTTCTCCGCGGTCCTGCTGCGCAGCGAGTCGGCCGCTTCGTCGAAGATCGAACGGCTGACCGCATCCGCCCGCGCTATCGCCATGGCCGAGCTCGGTGCCGCCAAGCACGGCTCCATTGCCCCGACGATCGTGGCCAACACCCACGCGATGCGTGCGGCGCTCGCGTTGTCCGACGAGCCTGACCAGGCCGCCATCTTGCGGATGCACCACGCGCTCCTGCGGGACGACGACCCGGAGCAAGCGGGCCGTTGGCGCACCGAGCAGGTGTGGATCGGCGGCTCGGACATCTCGCCCGCGGGAGCGGACTTCGTACCCCCGCACCACGAGCGGGTCCCGGGGGCCATCGCTGACCTGGTCGCCTTCGTCGCCCGCGCCGACGTCGTCCCGTTGGCACACGTAGCGATCGCGCACGCCCAGTTCGAGACCATCCACCCCTTCACCGACGGCAACGGTCGCGCCGGGCGCGCACTGGTGCAGGCGATGATGCACAGCTCAGGCTTGACCCGGAACGTCACCATGCCGCTGTCGGCAGGTCTCCTGGCCGACGTCGACAGCTACTACGCTGCACTGACCACCTACCGCGCAGGTCACCCCGCGGCGATCGTCCATCAGTTCGTCCGGGCCAGCGCCCGCGCAGTGGAGAACGGGCGTCAGCTGGTGGAGCAGGTGCGCTCGATCCGGACCGACTGGGACGAGCGCATTCCGGTGCGACGCGGTGCGCGCACCTACGACGTCGCGGACCTGCTCACCCGCCGGCCGGTCGTCAACGCCAGGGTCCTCGACGACGAGCTCGGAATCGGCCCGACGAACGTCCGCCGCCACATGGACGTCCTGGCACGGGCCGGCATCGTCAACGAGACCCGCGTCCATCGCCACGGACTTACCTGGTCGGCGGTGGAGATACTTGCTGCCCTCGACGACTTCGCAGAGCGCGCGGGCAAGCGCCGCGCCTCCTACGGGAGCGCCGCACCGCTCAGAGACACCGGCCGGCAGCAGTGA